CTAGGCGTCTCAAGCTTCTTGGAGTACTCAGGTACTCGATTGATGAGCTGGTCGCTCTCTCTTGAAGATACCGAATCGTCACCCATGACATTTACAGGCTCAGAAGACTCTTTTACAGACTGTACAGTGCTTTTTACATCCTCTAATAGCGTGTCCATTGCTGCGTCTGCTGCATCTTGTAGTTGCTCAGCCAAAGTCTTGCCAGAGCTAGTACTCGCACCACTCTCACTACTCGCACTACTCTCATCACTATCATCACTTGATGGCTGTGTACTATCATCTTCTACTTTATCAAGCAGCTTGTCTTGCTGAGCTTTACTCATGGGTTGAGAGTCTGCCTTGCTATCTGGAGCGGTTTCCTCGGTGGTGCCATGGTGTATAGACCTAACAGGAGGCTTGCCATCAAGGTCCTGCTCTTCCTGTAGTGCTGAAGAGAACTTGCCTATGATTACTGTAGCTCGTAATATGTCTGGTTTGTGTTGGAGGTTGAGTGTAATGTACTCGTCTAACAGTGCAGTAATGTCATCTGCATTGAGAACTCTCCACGTATCAAGTGCGGCCATGCGTATCTCTAATGGCAGGTACTTGCGTCCCCACACTAGCGGTAGCAGTGAGTTAGCTTGCATAGGTGCAGTCTTGATTAGCTCAGTTGTAACGGTGTGTACTAACCAAGGCTTGACACCAGACATGTTGGCAACCATAAGGTTCTCAATGCGGTTGTCCTCAAGGATGTTGAAGGCATTCCACAAGCGATTGTCACGCACCCACTTGACTAAGGCAGTCCTGGAGCGAGGGGTAAACAGCACGTGAGATAGCTCATGTATCAGCAACCCCTTGAGCCTGATGATATTGTCAGCTGACCCTATGTTGCCTGTGTCTTTGTCATGAGCGATGTGTATGGTGTGGTCATCAGACCATGCAGGTGCGTTAGGCATGTAGTCATGCTGATACCTTTTGACATTGACTTGCACTGGCCGCAAGGCCATGGAGCGAGCGAACTTAGCCATGGAAGACTGAAGCTTGCCAGCGTGCATATCTTGAATAGTGTCTTTGCTTATAACAGAGTTACTTACTGTGTAATTCATTGTGCTCTCCTATCTTTGGGTTGGCTATCGGTTTAAAGTAACACCGAAGTCTTGGGCAATACGTGGGGCATCTGCATCAAGACGCATCTTGACTGCATCACGCTCATTGGTATCGGTAGGAAAGTTAGCAAGCAACCTAGCAACTGCAAAGTCCCAACTGAAGTGGTTGGCATGCATTGCAAAGTTCTGTAACAACCTAGTAGACATTGGAGTACTGAAGTCTTCCATACCTAGCGCTGATGCTTTGCGGATACCTGTAGCAAACGCAAGCAGTGCAGGGTATGGAAGGAACTTAGCTTCAAGGTCTGCATCGTAAACAAAGTTGAGCTTGATGTTGAAGCGGTCAATGAGTGCACCGTCTTGTCTCATGGTGCCGTTGTATGACGTACCTACGTTGGCATCTGCAATGATGAGGCACTCAGGATGTAGCTTGATTACTTCATTGAATGGCTCGATGAACAACTCACGCTCTTGCAATAGTCGCAAGAACAACGAAGCAGACTTGGGAGACATACGTGTCAGCTCATTGAACAGGATTACAGAAGGCTGCTGTACTGCTGTAGCTAGCTGGCTGTATACCCACTTGACTGACTTGCCGTCTTCCTCTGGTACGAACCTACCTTGAATGATTGAGCTGTCAATCTGCTGAGTGCACTCGATAACTACAAACGGTACTTGACGCCTAGCGGCACAGTTACGTGCACTGGATGTCTTGCCTGTACCTGCATCACCTGTAAGCAACACAGCTTGCTGTGTCTTGGTAGCTACGTCGTACACTTTGGTCTCTGGAATGTCTTCGAAGGTACGTTCGTGATAGCTGGTAACTTCTGGAACATTGAGGATGTTGAGGCTACGTGCAGTGGAGCTTGCAGGATTAGCGGATAGCGTCGGTACAACTAGCTGGTCTACCTCTGCAATCGGCTCTGGTACATCTTGTACTACAGGCTCTATTACAGCTTGTAATACAGGTGCTACTACTGGTGGCACTGTGACAACAGTCATCTGCTTGTGTGCAAACTTGCTGAGGGACACAGGGTTGGTAGTTGCAAGTGACATAACTGTGTCGTGCACCTCTTGCAAGGTAGCTACACTAGGGACAAAGCTAGTACTGATGCGCTTACCTAGTGCTTGTAGCACGTTGTTTGGCGTACGACCTAGGAAGTCTACGTCACGTAAGTGCGCTCCTGTCATAAGCAAAGACACAGGTGCATTGAGTGTGAGCTCTTGCATTGCATCTACATCAGGTGCAGTCTCTATCCAAGTTGCACCTAAGCCACGACCAAAGCCACAGCGGTACATTATTCTTACTGAGCCTGATGGCGTAGGGATGATAGCAGTCTGTCTTACACCGTAAGGAGACTGGCTGAGTATAAGTGTTGCGTACATGAATTTCCTTTCATAAATAACTAGCGGTTGCTAGTCGTGCCAGCCTAGGACTTGCACCTAGGTGTCTGCTGGTCTGGCTATGGTGCTAGTACTCGCTATCCCAAAGCGCTTCGGGGCCGTACAATTCAAATGGGAACACTACGTATTCACCATTCTCTCCGCATACGTGCTTGGGGTCTGTATCGGTGTAATGTGCAAAGCACTCTTCACACATCAGGGTCTGTCTGAAGCTCATGTCTATCCTCTCTGCCCATGTTATAGGCCTCGGTTATGATACGCAAAATTGTTTTCTTACGTATCCATAGGTGTTCTATGGTTTGTTTGTGTTGGGGCAGTGTTTGGTTATTACCAGCTTGACTGGTAGTACATGTCGTAACCGTCGCCCTCAACTCTTGCGGCGATGATGTCTTCCAACATCTCCTTGGTAGTGGTCAGCTCTTCGTAGTAGTACAGGTTGTAGCCTTCTTCTTCATCGTAGTTACCAAAGAAGGACCCTGCTAATACGGGTAGCTCTCGTTTAGCAGTCTCTATGTCTCCAGCTAGTACGGTGTCTATACTAGACACCAGCTGGCTCAGCTTGTTGACACTTACTTGATGTGGCTCACAGTTGTCTTTCCCATCTTGAACATTCGTTACGAACCAGTTGTGTATTTGGTTAGCCTTGCGCCAGTAACCTATGTTGACACTTACTGTGCTTCCGCCTTCAGCGTGCTTAGTAAGCTTTGTAGGAAACATCTCTTGTACTTCTTTGAACTCTTGTGATACGTAGTCGTCAAGGGTAGCTCCGTCAGCTAACTTGCCCTGTGGTACGGTCTTCCAATCTATGCGGTTTATATACTTACGTGCTTCTAGGTACATGTCTAATCCCATTAGTTACTCTCCTTAGTTTCGTATTCTTGGTTGCCTTCGCATAGGTTACAAAATGGTGTGCAATCGTAGCTTCCTTCGTGCCTTGGGCAATCCATTAGGGCAACTCCTCCAAGCCTTCAATCTCTAGCTCATCGCCTTTCGGCTTGGTTGCCATGTTAGGCAAGTCATCGAATAGCATTTCACCTTCCAACACCTCTGCAAGTAACTTCTCCGCGTGTTCAAACGAATCCGCTTTGAACCATACTTTTCCGTATTCACCTACTGAATAATGCGCTAAATAATTTGGCATCTTAGTCCTCCAGTTCCTGGTCAACCCACTCTAGTTCTGCATCGTGAAGAAGAATCTCAAGGTTCTCCTCTTGTGGTGCGTATTGCATACAGGTGTCTGCTACAGCGTCATTCAACTCATCTACTGCATCGTCTGCATAGATTGGGTCAATCAAATCTGTGGTGACACAGCTTGTCCACATCACATCTTTAGGTGGGTGCTGTAGTGCTGTATGGAATAGCTCTGCGTATTGGTCGTGGTCATACAAGTAGGTCATAGTGTCTACCTGTATCTCTACGCTGTGCTCTTTGTGTGTAATAGTTACTTTGCTCATTAGTTCTCCTCCTTTAGTATGCGGAACTCTAGTCCGTTGTCTATTTGTTTTGCGTTCTCGTATTCTTCTTGCGTATCAAAGTAGAAAAAGATGTTGTCATCGTCTTCTCCTTCTATCCATTTTTTGTCAATGGATACGAATACCATTAGCTCGTCTTCTGGCTCATCGTGATAAGCTACGGTAACCCATTTCTCTTCTGGCATTAGTTTTCCTCCTCTATCTCTTCTGGCTCCTCTATGTCCTGAAGCTCTGAGTTGTAATCCATTGCTTCAGCGAGGTCTCTTAGAGCGATTGCAAGCTGGTTTATTTGCCTCCACGCATTCTCTGTATCCTTAGCGTCTACTGTCACGCTGATTGTTACATCTGTTACATACTTTTTCATTTACATTCCTTTGCTAGCTGTATGTACAAGTAGCGGTTACTACTCGTGCCCGCATAGGACTTGCACCTATAAGTATGCTGTTCGGGCGTTTGTTTGTGTTGGGGCTTGCTGTCAGCCCAGTTGTATAAGTTGCTGAGAGAACCAGCTATCGAACTCGTTCTCACACTCTCCACACAATGGGTGCACTGTACCTACAGGCACAGATACTTCATTGGCTTCACACTGGTAGCAGACTTCGCTGTCATACTTAATCATTTGCCCTTCCTCATTCTCTCTTCGTGGTCTGGTGTCTTGAATGTCCACCCTCTTGTAAGTACGTGGTATACAGGCTGTAACTCTGCATAGTTCTGGTAGTCCTCGTAGCTCTTTGCCATCGTCTCTTGTATCAAGGTAGCTAGCATCTCTGCCTGTGTCTTGTTCATAAAGTAAGCTGTCTCGCTCATACTTCCTCCTCCTCTAGGTAGCCATACTCCTTGCAGTAAGCAAGTAGTTCTTCCATGGGCGTGTTTTCTAGCATCTCTGCCTGTGCCCTGTTCATAAAGTAAGCTGTCTCGCTCATACTTTCTCCTCCTCTAGGTAGCCATACTCCTTGCAGTAAGCAAGTAGTTCTTCCATGGGCGTGTTGTCTAGTGTCATCTTGGCTAGGTCAGTGTCATCTCCTGCTTCCCCATACCAAACGTTCACACCGTAGCTTTGTAGCAGTGTGTAGGTGTTGCTTATTCGTGTAATTACTCCTGGTTCGTATGCCATTAGTTTTCCTCTCCTAATCTCTTGGTTTCTTTCTTGGTTGACCAGTAGGTAACTCGGTAGTGGTCAAAGGGTGCACCTGTTGTATTGAACTGCTTACGCTCTACTTCATAGCCTGCATTTTGTAATACTTTTACAACCGCATCTATGTCTGCCTCCTCATAGCCATACTGAAATGGCACGTAGTAATAGTTACCTGTGCCTACCTCAACTCGGCTTGCGAAGTAGTTAGTGCCACATGTCTTATCATGCCAACGGCGTGTGTGTATGAACACACTCTTTGGAACTGTCATCATCTTCTCCTTAGGTAGTATGACTCTGCTTGCTTTACAACTAGGTTGGTATACTCTGGTTCATCTATCGGGTAGTCATCACAGTGGTGTTCAGGCTGTGGGTTCTGAATGAACTCGGTGTAGCAATAGCTACACCTCCACACCTTTACTTGCATCACTCCTGCTTCTGTTACTTCCATGCGTCTTGAGTTCGAGTATGTGCTTGCCATTGTTATCTCATCTCCTCTCTTACGATTGTGATTGCTTCCATGATTGCTAGGTCGAATGCGTCATCATTGCTTGTGCCCTTGGGCCAAGGCTTGGAGTATCTGATGCCATCTAATTTCTTGACAACCTTTGCTGTCTCAAGCTTTCGGCTATCCGTAAAGAACTTGAGCAAGTTGTTCCTGTCTCTACTAACTGCATCACTCACATAAGGGCTAGCTATTAGTTGCTTGCGTAGTTCTATGTATTCTCTTAGTCGCTTCATCGTGTCTCTCTTTCGTATTGTTCGAATGTAACTTCTGCATCGTGCCAATCAACAGCACCTGTCTCGTATAGCTCTCGTAATTGTCTACGAGCACCTTCTATAGTTGGTGCAGTTATGGTTACCAGTCCGTATTCAGACTGTGTAACTGTGAACTCATACTGTTGCATGTTGTGTCTCTCTTACTTTAGGTGTGCTTTGAGTTGTGCCTTTACTTCTTTAGCTGTCTCTCCTCGCCAGTAGGTAAGGTTGGATAGTGCATACGAAACTATGCTTGAACCAGTGTCCTGATAGTAATCATCGGCTACTGTATCCAGTGAATACATAGCTTCTACATAGGGTTGAGCGTATACATACCAGCTCTTGCCCCTACCTTCTCTCTCAATCTTTGGTGCTAGTTCTCTTAGCGGTGTAAGTGTTGCCATTAGTTACTCTCCTTCGTTAGTTGTGACTGTTGTCACACTTGGTCATTGGGCTTGGTTCGCTTATAGTTCTTTCACCTGCACAGCTCTTGCATAGGTGGTCGCCTACGCTTCCAAACTTTGGGTGTATGAACCTTGGGTAATAGTTGATGGTCATGAGTTGTCCTGCCTACCCCATAGCATCTCTAACCATTCGTTGAATCCAGCATCGCATGGCTTACAAAAGTCGAATTGCTTTGACTGTTCCTGTGTTGTGGTGAACTCTTTCTCACACTTGTAACAAGTTACTTCTTGCTTATTAGGCATTAGCTTTCCTCTCTCTCATCTCTCTATTGAATAGGGTTATAGCTTCACGCTTCGTGGAGAAGTAATACAACCTAGTGACTAAGTAGTCACTTACGATGTCGCTTATACGCCACGCTCCTTCGTTGTTCTTGTCTATGGTCATCATGCTCCTATCAGTTGTTTTACTTGGTGTTCTAAGTAAGACTCAATGAACACATCGGCTTGTGTCATTCGGAAGTCTAGGTGTGTAGCGTGTGCTTCAAACACTCGGTTTACTGCATTAGTTGCAAGCTTTAGCCGTATGCGCTTGGGTATGTCTCTTGGATACTCGCTTAGTATTTGGTCAAGTATCGTCATTGCCTTGTGTGTGTTCATCGTGTCTCTCCTTAGTCTGCTAGGTATACATAGATTGACTGCTCTAGGAACTTGAGCGCTTGGTCTAGCTTGCTTTCGCTCCAGAACTGTTCGTCCTCGTAAGACATCACGAAAGTGTCTTGCCTAGTGTGTGGCTTGAGGCGCTTTAGCTCGTTCTCGTAGGCTTTTAGCATCATCTTTGCCCAAGTATCTTGCTCGTAGCCGTCAATGTGACTAGGTAGTTCTTCTAGCCCAAGCTCGCTTATGGCTATGGTGTGTGCTTTCTCTAGCACATCTTGGTAGTTGCTTAGCATGTTCTTCCTTTGCTTGTTGATAAGTAGCGGTTGCTACTCGTGCCTGCTTAGGGCTTGCACCTAAGAGCTTGCTAGTCAGGCTTACCTTAGAACGCTCCCGTAGTGGGGGGTCTTAGGGGGGCTTGCCCCCCTAGCTAAAGTGCTAGGGGAGTGTATAACCTAGAGAGATAGAGACTCTCTATAGGATAAGACTCTTGAGCTCTTTCTTGCTAACTGACTTGGTTATCAAGCCATAAGCAAGCATAGGCAACCAAGAACCTATGCTTGCGTATCACCTGATAACAAGAAGCCCGTCTATGGTATGAACTGGTCATACTCATAGACGGGCTTGCTTGCTGGCGTACAGTAGCCTACTTAGCTATGGCAAGCGCCTCTTTGACACGCTGTAGCACTGCGTCAATACGGGAGTGCTTGTTGAAAGTGAATGCTTTGCCAGAGTTCTTGTAGTGGAACTTGGCTTTACCACCTACGAACACATAGTTGCCGTCCACGATAAAGTCCTTCTTTGCCCAGTGAATCTTGGCACGACCCTTAGGCGTGTTAGGAACAACTGACCAACTTGTCTCATGCGTGGTTAGGGCTTCTTGAAGCTCCTCCAACTGCCTTAGAGTGAAGCTAAGGGTAACTAGTGTCTCAGTATTGAGCACCTGTATAGCTTGAAAGAGTTCGTTTTCGGTGGTTTGAGCATTCTGCGTAATTGTTATTGCCATTTTGTTATCCTTTCGTGATAATAACGGCGTGAATAGGTAACAATAGTTACCCGTTCCCCAGTGCGGAATTGCACCGCACCTAGGCGACTACGCTAGGGATACCGCTCGATTACGAGCGTGGAACTGTATAACGGCTAAAGGGGTAATCCGCAGTGACCGTTATACAGTTGTAACAATTGTTGTTATGCAATTGTTATAGTGTTACGCCGAATGCAATTCCCAAGTCAATGGTCACCAAACATAACAATTTGGTAACGGCTAAGGTGTAATCTAGGGCTAACCCCAAAGCCCCTTAGCGGGAATAACTACAGATTACAGGCAGATTTATAACGAATAGGGTGCATTGGTAACGCCAGGGTAACGCCCTAGATAACAAGCTAGTAACGAACTTGATAACAAACTGGTAACGGGGTAACCGCAGAATTCCAGCAAGTCATGCCAGGTCTCACACCCGCTTGATGACCTTGAAAGTGAGGCAGTAGCCCATTTTGTCCCTAAAATGCCCCCGTATTCTTCGGTATCGGTTGATTACTGGGCATTAAATTGCGGAATGTGCAGGTTTGACCCCCCAAAGACACTCGAAAAGGCCCGAATGGAGCCGACTCGGCAGCGGCCTACCGATTCTATGTATAAAACGCCCCAGTAGCGTTATAATACTGTTATGAAGTTTATAGACGATGACTTGGTGCAGCTTTGGCACTATGTCACCCACCTGCCAGAGGCAGCTTTAATCGCCGCCATTGAAGAACTGGCTAAGAAGTATGATGACCCAGAGGACGCAGAGGTCTACATGATTGCTATCTGGAACCACATGCACGGTTTGTCTTAAAACGCCCCTGTAGCCATGGCATGTGCTACTATCTACTCAGGTGCCCCCTGGCCACGAGCCGTAGTTGTTACCCCCTTTTCATCTGCGGACAGTTCTACCAGGGGGTCACCCTTATTATTTTTAGCCTTAAATCGCCCCTGTAGCTATGTCATACTGGGAGCATGAATCGTAACCTCAGTCCCAACATTGCCAAGGGCATGTTTGGTGGTCCTCGTGGCATCAAAGGCGGAGACTACCTAAGAGCCAATCTTGCTCAGACATCAGGCGAAGTAACCAAGGAAGCCTCCAGCGTGAACGGCAATGCCGCCTTGGAGAAAAAAGTTCCTCGCACGTCGAATAAGAAATAATGGTTACTGAGAGAAAAAAACAATTGCGTGGGAGAATCTAATTATGAAAAAATATAAGATGGTAGATGCTCTTCCAACAGGCTCAGCAGTTATGGGAGCCATGGCAGGCGCATCTATGGGAGCTCACGATGGAGCATCCCCAGCAAACGCCTTAATGGCTGCTGGAGTAGGGGCAGTCGTAGGAGCAGTCGGCGGCGGCATGCTACTCCGCAAGGACCGCAAGGCTGAAAAGCACCAAGCACTTAACTCCACTCAGTTCAAAGACTGCTAGGAAAGAAAAATGGACGTACCCAACAGAGCAGAACACCCAAGCCGTAAGCAGGGAGACCACACTAGTCTTCACGATGGTTCTTACAGACTTCAAATGCAAGACCCTGCTGTAACCGACACCATGCACAGCTCCGAAGGAGCAGCTCAGAAGCACGGTGACTACATTGCGACTGGCAAAGGTCGTCCGATGCTTAGCAAAGTGATTAGCCCAATGGGTATGACCTCTGGTGGCAGCAGCAGTCCACTGAACGAAACAGACGCTGCTTCCTACACCAAGCACCTTAAAACTAACCCTGTCAAGTCCGCTCCAGCCGAATAGCTTGGTAATAGGGGCGTTCTTAGGATAACTTTTGGCCATTCCATTTAACCACCGTCGCACTGCAGGTAGTGGTGAAGGAAAGATTCTTTATCACGGTTCACCTGCCACTATTCCTATCGGTGAAGTAGTCCGTCCAAATAAGGGCGAAGCCTCAGCAACTCCTGACATTGACAAAGCTCGTGCATACGCCGAAGGATTCTTTGGTGGGGGTAAGGGAACAATCCACAGAGTGGAACCTTTTGAGTCAGATGAGACACTTTACACCCCTTCTAAGAAGCCAAATGAGGTAAGAAGTCGTAAAGGCTTCAAAGTTGTGGGTCATGAATAGCCGAAAGTAACCACATAGCCGTAATAAGCCTTCAGAGACAATCTGGGGGCTTTTATCTTTGTTTTGATGCAATCACCCGTGGTACATCGTCAAAGTCCGTTAGCCGCCGTTCTACGAGGGCGTTTTTAGGCTAGATTTGCCAAATGTCAAAAGTATCCCGATAACGTTATCCTTTTGACACGAGAAGTGAAAAAAGACTTCTATCGAAAAAATTCACCCTGCAGAGAGTCCGCAAAAGGCGGACAATGGAACAATGAGCGAAGGTCAGTGTAGCATTTGCAAAAAATCATTCCCCGTTGCGTCCTTAGCCAGAGAATGTGAAACCAAACATGAAAAGAGTGACTAATGGACTTCCACGATAAAAGAGACGGCTCAGTCAAGAACGTCAACGACCCAACTCAGTTTGAGTCTCCAAAGAGTCAGGTTGAAGAGACGACTTCCCGAATGGGACTTCAGGGCATCAGGGACCCACACACTAATGTTGTGCACATGGACTTGTCTGACCCCAACCACTCCTTCTGGAAAACAGGTTTAGAGCTTTGAGTCTCGAAGGCCGCTATAAGAAAGCTAAGAGCAGCATTAAGAAGCGCGATGCTCAGCTGGCAGCTCGTGGCACTACAGCGGGCAAAGAGGTTGCTAATAGCAACGCTAATAAGTCTCAGTTCAACCCAGCCCCTTTCGGCGCGTCTGACGCCACCCCCAACAGGAAAACCAAGATGACTACCCCAAGGTCTGAGTACCAAGACTCTCAAGAAGGAAACCCGAAACCCCCAAGCGGGGATATGCTCTTCTAAAGTGATAGAGTGAGTACCAACAAAAGCGTATAGGGTATAGGTAGGAGTGCACTGTGAGTGAACTAGACGATGGATTACAAATAAGTTTTGCCTTTCTCAAGGGTTACGAAGCTGGAGTTGAGGAAGAGCAGAAACGCATAATCACCGCACTGCGAGCCAAGGCGGCTACCAGAACAGTCCTTGAGACTCTAGCAGCACCGTTTTACATAGATGAACTAATTGAAACAATCAGGGAGGGACAAGATGACTAAGCCAAACGAATACCTAGGCTCACTTGAACCAAACGAGCTACAGGCGGAGCAAGAGTTCCTTGATAACCATTGGGTCAATGACATGCTTGACGCCCCGCACGCTTTGATTGCGGTCATAGAGACTAAACTCTCTAGGGCGCTGCTTGGAGAACGAAGACGGATTGTCCAAGTTCTAACAGAAAACTGCAGCGACTATCACACAGCGTTAATGGGTTGTGAGTGCTCAGTGCAGATTGAACTTATAAGCTAAAACGCAAATAATCATTTTTACTTATAAAGGAGAGAAATGAGTTACCTATTCCTAGGACTAGATGGAGAGATGTCCTCTAGTGAGTTGAGTGAAGGTGGCAAGCTGATTCAGATTGGCCTATCCACCGAGGACGGGTATCAAATCTCCATGAATATGAATCCAGGTGAGTGCCAGTGGTCAGAGCGCGCCTTTGAGGTTCACGGCATAACACTAGAGTCTTTACAAAGTGCGCCTTTGCCAGATGAGGTTGACAGTCAGGTTTACGATTGGTTGATTGCAATAGGAGTCGATACTAACAGCAGGGGTAAAACTATTCCTGTCGGTTTTAACGTTGGCGCATTCGACATGCCCTTTGTGAAAGACTCTCTGCCTAAAACCTACTCACTCTTCTCAAGAAGAACTGTTGACCTAAACGCACTATGCTTCGCTCTGGACTATAAAGAGGAGCACGGGATGCCCGTAAAAGCTGCGACTTGGAAGAAACGCGCGAAGGCTTATGCCATTGAAAAGATTGGTACAGAGAATCAGCACGATGCTGGATGGGACTCACTGATGCACATCTATTGCTTTGAATACCTAAGGGGAGTAATGGGAGCCAAGAGAAGAGGTCAAGATGCCACTACACGTCCAGATTAGATTAAACAGACAGCTGCTCACTGAGATACACATAGCCAGAGTAAAGGGCGGAACTTCACCTAGTAATGTGAACACCTACATTGCTACTACTGGTGAAGACCCCCTGTATCTAGAGGGCTACGAAGAACGCGGTGTAGAGTTTAAACATCGCTATGGTGATGGTGCAGAAATTTGCGTCAGCAAAGCTTTAAAGGCTTTAGATAACTCTTATAAGGAGAAATTCGGTGATTAAGTTTAGAAGCTATAGAGACTCTGGCTCTCTGGGGACTCACTATGTCTTTGGTATCAATCTGTACGACATGAAGACCCAGCCAACCCTGGACATCATTATTGGCAAGAGGGTGTTCGTATTTTTCTGTGACAGGAAGACCAGATGATAATTACAACTGAGACTGGGTCTATATACGACCTTAGAAACGGCTATTGCTTCAAGAATGGAATTTTTCAATTCAAGCACTGGTACGCGTATTGTTTTGACAATTATGAAGGAATGAAAGTCAACGAACTGCCCTCTGCGTTTGGCGAAGAAGATGCGCACAAAAGGCTACCAGTGCAAGTAGGCAAGCACATGTACATTGGCGGTAAAGATGGATGGTGGGTAACTACCAAGATAGTTTCTATAGAGGGACAAGATGACTGAAACAGTGGTCTGGACGCTTACGCCCCTAGACAGGTGCGACTTCGAGTGTTCCTCTCAGGCCTACGTGAAGGCTGTGGGAAACATTGGTGAGCTACTTTTCTGCGCTCATCACTACAACAAAACCACTACCGATGCTGAAGCATACGAAAAGCTAATGAAGTTTGCGTATCAAATCATTGATGAACGTGAGCGACTTGTGTTTAATAGGCATTTAGAGACGGAATAACTAATGAATGAATTTCCTTGCATGGCACCAGCAGACTTCATAGAAGCGTTTACTCCAGCCCTGCTGCAGTACCTAGAAGACGTATACGGTTTAGAGAAAGTTAGTCACCCAGTAGACCTGCTTTCTCAAGCCTCTACTTTCTTTGACGTGTCTTATTACTCGATTGCTGCAATGTTAGACTTTATTGACTATACTAATCCCAGTACAGCGTCAGACCGTATTGGCGGAGCTGACGAAGTACTAATCTAAAACTAAACAGTGACAAGTACTTCGGTTATCCGATTATAACTAACCAAATCTTCTACTACGACTTCTGGTTGTACTTGCCACTGTTTTAGGGCTGACGAGAGCCGTGTGGGGTCTTTACTTCCTTTCTGACCACATGAGAGGTGCAACTCCTCTACAGCCCACGTGCAAAGGAGAACTATGGCAGTGTATGACTACGAGTGCGCAACTTGTAAAAGTGTTATTGAAATTAGCCACCCCGTTAGTGATTCCCCAACTATCATTTGTATGACGTGCTCTACTGCACGGAGAAAGAAATTCTCACTAGGCGCAGCCATCTTTAAGGGTGGCGGATGGGGTAAAAGCTAATGGCTAAAACAAGTAACGATAAGAGAAACAACGGGAAGTCTTCTAAGAAGCACCCAAAGACTTTTGACTCAGTTAAAAGGAAGCTAGTAAAAGCTTAAAGACTTTCCCCTTTAGCTCAATTCGGCAGAGCGGCGAGCTGTTAACTCGTAGGTTCTTGGTTCAAGTCCAGGAAGGGGAGCTTAGAACACCAACACAAACAATCTGTGGCACACTATTTATGTGACCTGGTACGGACCTATAGACCCTTACGACGCTGATACAGCGGATGATGTCTATTTTGATGGCGAAGAGCTAGACGAAGACCTACTTTACTCCTTGTTTGACGAGAGTGAATATGAAGTTGAGGTCTTCTCAGATGAAGAGGAAAAATGACTAGACCCTTAAGCGGCAACGAGCTACGTAAAGGTAAGCCTGCCCCAGGAGAATTAGAGCACATGGTAGTTGCTACCAAGCTAGGGCCAGGAACCGCACGGGCAAAGAAGGTTCCTTCTAAAAAGATTGCTACAAGCTCCAGCCTAACCCAAAGACAACCTAAGAAAAAGAAGAGATAACAATGCTTCCTGAATACGAAAAGAGCCAGATGGCTCCCTACCTAAGGGAGTTCAACATGGTCCCAGGTGTAGACCAAGTAGCAGCAGCTAGAGAAAGCTCTTTTGGGGGCAGCACTCGGGGACCTGCGGTTCCAGGCTCACCTTTTTGGCACGGCTACCCAGTCATGTACGCAGGTGCAAATAACTATGCAGCTATGAGCACGGGCTCAAACACTTCTATGCAGGGAACTCCTGGAGACACATCGGCAGGAGACCGCGCCGCAGACGCTATCGGAGGAGCACCAGGAGACGGTGCTGATGGCGGAGGAGACGGTGGCGGCTCTGGGATGTGAGTCCCAGCAACTAGCTACCCCAAAGTTTACGCCGACATCGGACCCTAAGTAAGTCACAATGGTAGTACACGTAAATTACTTAGGAGAACTATGTCTTGGCTAATGCCGTTCCCCGAAAGCGCCATTACAGGTGAATACGGGACTATGTCTGCCTTTCGTCGGCAGAACAACATGCAACCTCACTCAGGTACAGACTGGGCCCCTTCTGGTTCTAATAAGGGTAGAACTGGAATACCATCTATTGCTGCAGGAACTATAAAGCTTATCCAGTGGTCTGATGTCCTTGGCTGGGTTATTGTCCAAACCGCTATGGCTAAAGACAAGAAGGTATGGTATCTAGGATACTCCCACATTTCTTGCAATAACCACGGGATGAATTGTAGAGGACCCCGAGTTGAGGGGCCTCATGCTCCTATAAACAAAACGGTAGGCACAAAGGTTGAAGCTGGGCAACTTATGGCTTACATCGGTAACACGGGCTCTGGAAGTTCAGGGCCCCATCTCCATGGAACCGCGTCTCGGACCCTAAAAGGTGTCTTTGGAGCAACGTCTGCGAAGGTGGACCTTAAGAAGCTTATCGAGGCTAATCTTGTAGAGATTTGTCCTTGCTGCAAGAGAGAGCTATGAAATCTATCATAAATGCATTGTTCTTCTTAAAGGAAGAGTCTGAGGCACCGCAAGGCCCTAGCTGGAAATTTCGTAGAACTCTAATCTTTGGAGCCTACCGCCTAGGCTTTGCCATGGTTATACTTGGGGGCTTCACTTTTCTAAACGACATGTACGGTGTAGGTGTCGCCCTTATTACAGGCGGAGTATCTCTTATCAGCATTATATTGACCGCTTACACAGCGATTGCTACACTTGAAGATATAAAATTATACAAACCCAATAACAACGAAATGGAGCCATAATGACTATTCTGACTAAGAAGTTCTGGAGTTTTGCGGGAGAACGCGCCGTAAAAACATTTGCACAGGCCGCAGTGGCTGTACTAGGAACTGGCAGTATCGGATTGCTAGCTATTGACTACGTAACCCTAATAAGCATCTCTGGTGGAGCAGCCCTACTATCAGTGCTAACTTCTATCATCGCTGTAACTAGCCCTAAAGAAGACTAGAAACATCTCGTGGCACCCTTTATGCTTCCCCGTAAGCAACTAGTCCCTAATAAGCAGGTCATTACTCCTAGACCTGTTTCCCCTATGTTGGGAAATCAGTGGCCTAAATCAAACGAAAAACCAAGCATAATTAGCTGGGCTTCACCAGGCAGAGGTGCTGCTGGAGAATCTGTTAGTGGAGGACCAAATACTAAAAGATGGGCAATACGAAAAGGCCCAATGAGATAGCCACATAACCTAGAGCTACGCCTATCCATCCGATAGTGCGTAGCTTTTTGGCAAATGGGTCCTTTGAGCCTTGGGACAGCCACTGCAAAAACAACATAAAGAATGTGCAAAAGACTACAAAGATGATGAATAGAATAAGAAGGGTCTGCATAAGTTCTCCGAGTATCGTGTGCGGTATCAGCTATCATACTTCACAATAGTAGATACCTGCAACTTACCTTAGGACCTGTTTATAAATGTCTTCAGAAATGACTTTAATCCTAACCCTCGCTGCCAGCATCACTGTGGTAGTAGGTGCTGTGTTTGCTATTAAGCAACTAGTCAGTCCCATTTTTAAAAGGCTCTTCGCCGCGATGGCCGCGTGGGAGAACTTTATGATGGATTGGGCAGGGACCAGGGGCCGTGACGGTAGAGACGGAGACCCTGGAGTTATGGAAAGACTTAATAAGATTGACGGTCAGTTATCTAATAATGGGGGAAGCTCCCTTAAGGATGCGGTAGACCGCATTGAAGATAGAATTGAAAAAGGTGACAAAAAGTTTCAATTGCTAGAAAAGCGCATTGCTAAGCTAGAAGAATACGAGTTATGATTAAATCCCCTTACACTTTTAACGAGGGAGCAGCCAGCAAGATAGCTGGAGGCTTGGGTAAAAGAGTTAATAGCGCCGTGCAGTTTTATGGTAAAGTCAAGGCCGCCCCTTTAAAAGCTGAAGAAAAGGCTCAGGCAGCTGTTGACAGAGCTAGCGCAAAGAAGACGGCCTTTGAAGAAGGCCATGCAGATAAGGTAAGTAAGGCCACAGAGATGTCTAACGCCCGCTCCACAGGAGCTCGGGCTCTGGCTAAAGAACGCGCCAGGGGAGTTGTCTCGGTAGAGAAGGCACGCCAGCAAACTGAAAAAGAAAAACAGAATACTTCTGCTCAAAAAGCTAAGGAGAAGGCCACTCCTCGCGCAGCACCTATGAGGGCAGCTACTGCGAAAACGTCTGCAGTAAAATCCCCGCCAGCTAAAGCCGCTGCTAAACCAGCAGCTATCAAGTCCCCTGTTAAAAACACGGATAAAGATGGGGTTCTATTACCTATCAACAAGCGCCCAAAACCAATTATGTTTCCTAGCCCAAAGCTAAATAAAGATGCTCAAGAACAATACGGAGATTAAATATGAAATGTGCTGCATGTACCTTAGACGCTCAATACGAGTATGCAACTGGGCCATTGAGCTCAATGCTATTTTGCGCAGGTCACGTACCTGGCTTCCTAAAAACTAAAACGGGAAGGCTAATGCTGAAGGTGTACACACCTGAAGTAGTGGCCCCTAAAGTAAGTAAGAAGAAGAAGGCTGAAGTTGCTGTGCCTAAAGAGGAGTCTTTAGAAGAAGTTTCCACTCCAACGGAGGAGTAATGGGACTAGTTAGAAAGTTTGCCATACAGGGACACGCTATCCCTAGTACAGTATATAGGCCCCACGGACCTTTTCCACCCGAGGTTCTTGCGCAAACAAGGGTGGTACAAGAGGACTTACATTCCGATTCTTTGCATGAAGCACTAGATGACGTACGTATGTTCCGTTGTAAAGACTGTGGGGACATCCTATACGAGGATGAACTATCCATTCATGAATGTGAGGAAGAAAACTAATGGCAACAAACGAAAATGGTAATCTTGTTGATGACGCTGGAAACGTTGTCATAGACCATGTATGGGGCAACCTGCCCCCTCAGCCCAACGACGTTCGTCTTGAGAACGGCGGAGAGCTGCTGGACCCAGACCTAGATAATCACGCATTGATGATTTCTGGTTGGAATGGGTTCCCTCTATATACCCCTAACTATTCAGGTGAAGGTCTAGGCAACCTCCTTGTACCTAGCGTACTTGGACTTACAGCCGCCGCTGCACGTCGGTCTTTGATTGACGCTGGGTTCTTGACAGCCGACATCACCACCGCATCTGCGTATACCCCAACAGTTAGCAACGTAGCTCTAACCAGCAACGTAGCTACCCTAACTACTTCAGCAGCCCACGGCTTTGCAGTTGGTGACTCAGTAGTCATCGCTGGCCTGACTAACGTTGTATTCAACGGTACTTTCACGCTGATTACTGGAACCACTGGTTCTACCTTGGTATTTGCTAAGACCAATGTTGACGTTGCAAGTGACCCAGAGACTGGCACCGCCAAGGTCGTCGCTAAGGCTGGCAAGATTGCCCTCCAGAGCGTCGCACCTGCTGCCAATGATGTAACTGAAGGTGACGCAATCACTATCACCCCTTACTACGCTAGCTAAGCAAAAGTAATAGTTAACCCCCGCTCATACTTACATGAGTGGGGGTTAACTTTATACTGGGGTCATGGCTGCCGATAAAGAACTACGTAATCAACTACGTAATCGCCTTACGGAAATTACGGGGGACTATGTAGTCCCTAGGCTGAGCCAGCTACCAACTACAAACCCAGTTCGTCAAATAGATGGGCAAACTCAAGTTGACCCCGCTACTGGCAAGCCGATTAGAGACCGTTACTCAGAGTTTCAAGCAGATGCATACCGTGAAGACCCTAACTATGGTGGGCAAGTATTTAATGGGAATGACTCATCAGCATATGGGAGGGACGTCTTTGATGAAGAGACCAACTTCTTTGGTGACCGCTTAACCCCTGTTAATCCAGAAAACTTAAACATACCAACTTCGACGAGCAATGCTTCTCGTCCAAGGACCTTAGCTGCTGGCTACTACCTCTATGTAGGTGAGAGGGCAAAGCCATACGTAGACCAACGCGGTAAACTAACCGTTGTCTTCCGCGATGGAACCTTCTACAATTACTACAACGTGCCTCCAGGAACTTGGCAGACCTTTAAAAGCTCTATCTCTAAAGGCCCAATGCTGAACAGGAAGAACCAGTTCCAAGGTTCCGACGGCGTACTGTTGGGATACCCTCACGGCCCTGCAGACCTGTCAGAAGTCCCTGTTGAATTGCAGAGGCAGGTTTACCGAGTAGCTAAGACTGCGTCAAGCGCATCTGTAGTTGGTAGGACTAGGTCTATACAAGTAGGAGACCGCAAGATTAGAACAGCTAACTACGTGTCTACAAGCTCTCAGAAGCGTGTGTCATCTGCCAAAAACCCCAGCGCCAATAGAGGAAAGAACCCCGCAGCAAAGATGGGGAAGAACCCGTATCAAAAATAGGACAACATGCCAAAAATACACGACATCGGACCAAAACACTTTGTACAGTACATTAAGTTCCCCGTACAGTGGAAGAGCAAATTCTGGGTAAGAGGCTGGACTCAAGAGATTTCGGAGCCCTTTAGAACCTCTGCCCCACTAATTTTTAGAATGCCCCATAATAAAGCCCTTGTTATCGGTAGATGGACAGGTAACATTGACACAGAAGAAGAAGCACTAAGTCGCGCAATAGAAGGTCGAGTACTAACAGATGAAGATTTTTACGAAGGCTGGCAGCCCCCCGCCTACAAAGCTTCAGAAGAGGGTAGAGAAGATTGGGACTACTGACCTAATTCTTTGGGTAGAGACTTCCCTGTACTCTATCGGCAAGAACATCACCCACTGGAGCAGAGAGTCTAACTCTGACATGTTGGAAGACGCCCACATGGGCGCTGAAGCCTTATTGGCAATTACTACTGAATTAAAACGTAGAGAGCGCAATGGCTGACTACGAAGAAATAGTAAATGACTTTGAAGAGCGGGAGAAGTTTGAGGAAATTAACCCTGAGTTCTATCAAGAAGACCATGAAGATGAGTCTGAACAGGGCTGGGACGAAGAACCTGACGAACTAACCACCGCATTTGTTATAAAGCTTATAGACAAGATTATGACCTTTATGGAGGTTTTGGTCGGGCATGACCTTCACGTATACCAGAAGCCTTTAGCTCGTCGTATTATAGAGTCCGTTATTATAAATGACGGCGAAGAAGTAACTGCGCTAGCATCTCGCCAGTCTGGAAAGACTGAAACTGTATCTGACACACTTGCAACTCTCATGGTTCTCCTGCCTCTTCTCGCAAAACTGTACCCAGACCTGCTAGGGCGCTTTAGAGATGGCTTGTGGGTAGGGATGTTCGCTCCTACTGAGTCTCAGGCCGAAACCCTCTTCTCTCGTACGGTCACTCGACTAACCTCAGAGATTGCTCTTGAAGTACTGGGAGACCCAGAAATAGATGACGAGGCAGCCAAAGTCGGTGGTGTTACCAGAATGATTCGCATGAAGAAGCTCGGGTCAACACTCACCATGATGACAGCTAACCCTCGCGCAAAGATTGAGTCCAAGTCGTTCCACGTAATCGTAATCGATGAGTGCCAAGAAGCAGATGACTTCGTGGTCTCTAAGTCAATCGCTCCGATGCTTGCGTATTACGCAGGAACCATGATAAAGACAGGAACACCCACCACCAGTAAGAACAACTTTTACCGCTCTATCCAGCTCAATAAGCGCCGCGCTAGTGGGCGTGGGGCTCGACAGAACCACTACCAGTGGGACTGGAAAGACGTAGCAAAAGTCAACAAGAACTATGCAAAGTTCATTAAGAAAGAGGCATTGCGAATTGGAGAAGAATCAGATGAGTTCCAGATGTCTTACAACTGCAAATGGCTTCTTGAGCGAGGCATGTTTGTTACGGCTACCCTCTTGGATGAACTGGGTGACAAGTCGCAAGAGCTCGTCAAAGTCTGGCATCAAACCCCTGTTGTGGTCGGAGTCGACCCTGCTAGAAAAATGGACTCCACTGTTGTCACTGTGGTCTGGGTTGACTGGGACCGCCCAGATGAGTTTGGCTATTATGACCACAGAGTTCTCAACTGGCTGGAAATTCAAGGGGACGATTGGGAAGAACAGTATTTTCAAATCGTTAACTTTCTTAATAACTACGATGTTCTCGCGATTGGGGTGGACTCGAACGGAGTCGGCGACGCTGTCGCTCAACGACTAAAGGTCTTAATGCCCAGAGCAGAAGTGATTGGCCTTACCTCTAGCCCTACAGAGCAGTCTAGAAGGTTTAAGCATTTGCAGGCGCTAATACAGCGCCGCATGCTCTCTTTCCCGTCTCACGCTAAGACAAAGAGACTGCGTGTATGGAAGCAGTTCTACCAGCAGATGACAGACGCAGAAGTTACCTACAAGGGACCTAACTTCTCTGTGGAGGCTCCTAAGGAGAACTACGCCCATGATGACTTCGTAGACTCGTTAGCTATCGCCTGCTCTATGACTGTGGACCTAGTTATGCCAGAGGTGGAGTCTACCTCTAACATGTTTTACTAAAAAAAGAGTTTAGTAGTACAAATTGGCGGATAACAGCCACACTTGTAAATGGAAACTGCAGATTATTCCAATCCTAACTTTAAGGAGTTTTCCATGGGTATCGCTCCCGCACCACAATTTCCTGAACGAGCACCTCAGATGTATGAGATGAAAGCCACTGGCAATGTAGAACGCCGTGGACCGCTACGTTTTGAGGAAGGTATCGCCACAGATACCGACGTTCCAACCGACTTCCAGAAGGGCATGGTAAGCGGCTCCTCTAGCGCTCCAGGTCGTCCAAACCGTAATGCACCTGTATGGCAGAAGCCAGCAGCTGAGACTCTTTCAGAGCGTGCACACGTCGGCTCGGCTGCATGGATTGAGGCACCGACATTCCTTGGCGAATTTGCTCACGGCTCTTACAGCCAGAACTCCGAGCAGGTTATTGAGACCAAGATGTCAATGGGTCGCACCATGCGTGTTAACCCGACTGTAGTCAACGACTAATTTAACCCCTAGTTCCTACCCCTTTACTACTGTAGAGGGGTAGGCTTAGGCCTTTAGGAGTTTCAGTGACTAACGAACCCACCAACCAAAAGTTGTATGCCATGGTTGTTAACCAAGCTAAGGCGAAGTACCGAGTGTACCCTTCTCCTGGAGCATCACATTGGGTTCACACACGTTATCTGGAACTTGGTGGTAAGTTTATAGACCAAGAAGCAGAAGCGCGGAAGAAGGAAATGATAAAGCATTTTCTTCAGGAGAAGGCACACATGGCAAGCAAACAGCACCAGAGCAAGAGTAAGTAATGAGTGGGTCATATTTTGACTTCTCGCCCCCAAGCTACAGGGCAGCGTCCTCTGACCTTACTATCTCCATTTCCCCTCTGGGGCTCGTTGAGCTTGCTGATGAAGAATTTGAGGTCCACGGTCCTCGTCTAAACCGTTACTCCCTAAACTGGGCCATGTATCTTGGCCACCACTGGGGATACCGCCGCGAGCAGGGCGAGATGCAAATCTCTGTCAACTACTATCGCGCATTCATTGACTATCTAGCTAGGTTCACGTTTGGACAGGGAATCCACTTCCGCTCTCCAGCAGCAACCGAGGCCATAGTACCGAATCGGCTAGAGCGTGTTTGGGAAATAGACAATCAAAAGACTAAAGTACTTCTTGAGATGGCGCAAATTGGCGGTATCACAGGAGATTGTTTCGTTAAGGTTGCTTACGAAGAGGCTTGGGAAGATGCCGTAGGACGCATTCACCCAGGAAGAGTACGTATCCTTCCTCTCAACTCAGCATTTTGTTTCCCAGAGTTTCACCCCCACGACCGTACACGCCTTCTTAGGTTCAAGCAGAAGTACCGTTTCTGGGGAACCTCTTTAGAGGGAACTCGCCAAGTGTTTACCTACACTGAAATTCTTACAGACGACATTATTGAGGAGTACATAAACGATGAGCTCATTGATTCGCGACCTAATCCGCTCGGGCTTATCCCTGTTGTACACATACCAAACATCCCTGTATCTGGCTCTCCTTGGGGTCTCTCTGATGCTCATGACATTATTAGTCTAAACAGGTCGTATAACGAAATTTCAACAGATGTCGCTGACATCATCAACTATCACGCTGCTCCAATCACAGTTATTACTGGCGCTAAGGCTTCTAACCTTGAAAAGGGTGCAAAGAAGGTTTGGGGAGGCCTACCTAAAGATGCGCAGGTCTTCAACCTAGAAGGTGGTAGTGCTGGTATTCAGGGCTCTCTACAATACCTAGAGATGATTAAACGCTCAATGCACGAGCTTATGAACATTCCAGAGTCAGCTCTTGGCCAATCCCAGCCTGTATCTAATACTTCTGGTGTTGCTCTACAGATTCAGTTCCAGCCTCTAATGAACCGTTGGACCCACAAGGTCTCAATGTACAAGGCTGGATTAGAAAAGGTTAATGAGCTTATTATGCTCAACTTGGTTGTTAAAGAGCCCGAGTCTCTCGTGTATAACCCAGCTACTGATGGCGCTATCAATGAGAACCAGCTTACTAAGTTGGACCCCAACGACCCAATCACTTACATCTCACACGCACACTTCCCTCCTCCCCTACCTCTGGATAAGATTGTTCTTCTTAACGAGCTTTCTCAGAAGATGTCTATGGGTCTTGAGTCTAAAGAAGGCGCACTACGCGCCCTTGGAGAAGAGTTCCCAGAAGAGAAGCTCGCTGAGATTAGAAAAGAGCTTATTAACGACGTCAAAGATGAGGGTGCAATTAACCTTATTAAAGCCGAGATTCAGAAGCAACTCATGGACCTTACTGGAATGCTAGTAGCCCCAGATGGTACCGCCACTCCAATGGAGCCTACTGTGGCTGGCGGAGAACTTGTAGGCGACGGCCAACTCAACTCAGGAGCTGAGGCTAACCCAGCAATAGCGCAAGCTGAGATGAAACTACAACAAGATTTGTTATTGCAAGCTTATGGGGACCAAGTTCCTCCTAGACAAGCAACTGACAGAGAATAGTTTTTAATATTTAATTGCTGTAATTTATTGGGTTTAGATACCAAAGTTACTTTAAATACTAAAAACTAGTTACGTAATAGGCACGGCTAACCAGACACTCATACGGACAACGACCAAGTAAACGAAAAGAGAATACCCATGGACGAAATACAGCAGGCTGAGACTTTGCCTGAAACCGCAACAGATGCTCTAAATACCGCAGAAACTCCTGATACTCCATTTCCACAGTTCACAGCTGATGACATTGCAAAAGCTCGTGCACAGGAAAAAGAGAAGCTTTACCCTCAGGTAGAGAAGCTAAAAGAAGAGCTTACCCTTCTCAAGCTACGTGAGCAAGAGCGTGAGGCTGAAGAGTCTCGTCGCAAGGATGACCGCAAAAAGCGTGATACCGAAGCTCTGAAGAAGAAGAAGGATGAGGAAGAAGCTGAACTTGAGGTTCGCCAGCTTCTGCAGGTCAAGGAACAGGAATGGCAGTCTCAGTTAGACAATGAGCGTCAGGAACGTGAGAAGGCATTTGCACTCCTAGACCAAGAACGTCGCTTTCAAGCCCTCACTAACTACCGCTCTATGAGATTAGAGCAGGAAAGAGACGGCATTATCCCTGAGCTTATCGACATGATTCAGGGTAATAACGAGGATGAGATTGAGCAGAGTATCTCATCGTTGAAAGACAAATCTGCAAAGATTTTTGACTCTGTAGCCCAAGCTGGGGTACAGACGAGAAAAGACATGGTGGGAGCACGGGTTACCGTGCCTGCCTCAGGACCCCTGGATAACGATTCGGAACAACGCTCGTACTCGCCCAACGACATTACTAACATGTCAATGGCGGATTATGCAAAGAACAGAGCCAAGCTACTTGGCACAGGCAACAACAGTGGACAGGGTTTGTTCAACTAACAATCAACTAACTAGACCGAAAGGACTTGAACCACTATGGCTTCAGGTATTACAGGAACTGGTCAGCTCGCAGGCGCACCTACAGCTTACTCAGGTAGCAACTCCCAGCTTTCACAGGCCATTCAGACCATCTGGTCAAAGGAAATCCTATTCCAAGCGATGCCAATTCTTCGCTTTGAACAGTTCGCAGTTAAGAAGACCGAGCTAGGTGTATCACCTGGTCTCCGTGTCAACTTCCTACGTTACAAGAACTTCGCAGTGGACCCAACTCCACTGACCGAAGGTGTCCGTATGACTACCAACTCACTAACCGCAGAGCAGATTGCTATCACCGTTGCAGAGCACGGTTACGCAACCGCTGTTTCGGAGCTACTACTTAACGCATCATTTGATGACGTTATGGCTTCCGCTTCGCGTCTCCTAGGTCGCCACATGGCACAGTACCTAGACCTACAGGCACGTAACACCTTGTCTGCAGCTACTTCAGCTGTATTCGGTTACGACCGCTCAGGTATCGCTGGTGGCGCATTCACCAACTACGACGAGGGAACTGCAGCTACTTCTATTGCTGGAGTTTCAGCAGCCCACAAGCTAACGACTGGTGCCATCAAGGATGCCGCTCTTACTCTTGCTGGAAAGAACATCCCACGTCTAGGCGAAACCTACGTACAGTTCATCCACCCAAAGCAGTCACGCGACTTGCGTTCAAACCCAGAGTTCATTGAAGTTACCAAATATGCAGCACCTGGTAACTTCATGCTTGGTGAGATTGGTCGTCTATACGACGTAGTCTTCATCGAGACCACTCAGGTTAACAAGCTAGCTCAGGGTACCGCAGTTGATTACAGCGCTCAGGCAGGTCTCGTTACAAGCCAGAGCTACATCCCTGTAAAGGCTAACACCGTCCCAGGTGGTGGTGGAAACCCTGCAGAGCCAGGCGCAACCGCTCCTACTGGAACCACTGCAACTGACGTTTACGAGTCAATCATGATTGGTGACAACGCATTTGGTCACGCAATCTCTCTACCAGTTGAGCTCCGTGACGGTGGTGTTCTAGACTTCGGTCGCGAGCACGCACTTGCATGGTACGCAATTTGGGGTCTTGGTGTTATCACCGACCAGGCTATTGTCAAGGTATACACCGCGTAATAGTGCAACATTAGTGGAGGGGGGTCCTTCGGGGCCCCCCAACACAAACATCTAACATTAGGAGAAAAATACTGTGGCAACACCAAAGACAAGCCCACTAGACGCAACGGGTAAAGCTGCCGAAGACGCAGCAAAAAGAAACGCAGCAGAGCTGAGAGCACGTCAGGATGAAATTTCGACAACTCGTCAGGCAGAAGCAGAGCTACTAGAGACTGGGGTCTTTGACCCAAAGAATCCAGATGTTCCAATCTTCCTAGATGAGATTGAAGAGGTAGGCGTATCGGTAAATAACGACAAAGTCGTTATACGAACAATCACTGACATCGATGAAATGACTTACGGCGTTGGGAACACGTACACCTTTAAATCAGGTGTTAAGTATGCAGTGCCACGAGACCTCGCGGATTACCTTGAGGGTCTCGGTTATATTTGGCGACCTAACTAAACAGTCACCGATAAACTGCCCACTCTGCTGGTTCCCGCCCTCCTCCCAGCAGGGTGGGCTTTATCGTTTGTGCTGTATTTCTAGGCATAATACGAGAACATAGATGTGACTAATTTTTCGGAGGTTTTGTGACTACGCTTGCATCGCTTGTTGATAGAGTGCGGCTAGAGCTAGGTGACATGGGTAAGTCCTTTGTTGTTCAGTTTATGGCTGACGGCTCTAGCAATCGCTTCACAATCCAGTACTCTCCAGTAGATGGCCCAGAGCTTACAGTTCTCAAAGACGGCGTAGACATCTCTTCCCAAAGCTCAGTAGAAGAGAGCACGGGCACGCTAGTGCTTGATACCCTGCCTGCTGACGGTGAGGCTTTGCTAGTTAGTGGAACTTATTACAGATATTTTACTACCTCTGAAATCGGCTACTTTGTAGAAGCTGCGTTCCAGCAACACACAGCTCGTAAGACAGACGAGATAGGGCGCAGAATTACCGTAGATAATCTTCCTTCTATTGAAGAGTACCCAGTTGCGTTATACGCATCAACTTTAGCCCTGTACACCTTGGCTACAGATGCATCTTTTGACATCAACATCTTCGCACCAGATGGTGTGACTATCCCTAGGTCTGAGCGGTATCGCCAGCTTATGGAGATTATTGACTCTCGTCGTGAGCAGTACCGTGAATTATGTACCCAGCTTGGTATTGGTCTTTACACCATGGAGGTATTTACTCTCCGCCGTATCTCTAAGACAAGCAACCGCTATGTTCCTGTATACAAGCCACAAGAAGTGGACGACAGGTCTTGGGGCCAGCGTGCAGACTTGGTTATTCCAAACTATGGAAGCCGCTTAACGCCGTGGCCTACGGACGGTGGCGAGCTTACTTCTTACGAGGGCATTGCCTACACTACGGACATTTCATTTACTGGAGACTTTACTGACAAGTCCTTCCTCGCCAGACTAATTGTGCAGCGCGGCAGCTTGCAGAGGATACGCTCATTTGAGCTAGAGGTAACTACTACTGACAGCATTGACTATGTAGCTAGTATCTCGTTAACTGCAGAAAACACTCGTCGTCTTCCTAAGCGTTGCTACTGGCAGCTTGTGAGTGTTGATGATAATGATAATGAAATCATTCAGATTTTGGGCGGAAACTTCTTTACAGAGAGAGCTAGTGAGGTACGCGTCTAATGGCTATTGACCCAGATTCCCCGTTATACCCCAGCATTGATTCCACCTTACTTCCCGCGGTTCCTAACCAGCGTGGAGCTACGGGCGCACTAGGACCTACTGGGCCTACTGGACCTGCAGGTGAAGGAATCACTGTACTAGGGTCTTATGCTAATCTAGCCGCCTTACAGGCTGCTGCGCCTAGCCCCCTTCGTGGAGATGCCTATACTATCGGCTCTGACCTTTACATCTGGAATGGCACTACTTGGCTAAACCTAGGTCCAATCTCGGGGCCTACTGGTCCTGCTGGTGTAACTGGGCCTACGGGGACCACTGGTCCTCGCGGTTTTGACGGCACTCCTGGACCTACTGGAGCACAGGGCGCTCAAGGACCTCGTGGAAACACTGGACCTATTGGGGAACCTGGTGTTCGTGGTTTTGAAGGTGTAACTGGACCTACTGGTTCAGCTGGCTTAGTTGGTGCTACTGGACCTACAGGCTCTACTGGTGTCACTGGTCCTACTGGTGTTACTGGAGTTACTGGCCCTACGGGTGCTCGTGGTTTGACTGGAGACCTTGGACCAAGCGGTCCTGCTGGTCTTCAGGGTAACCAAGGCGTAACTGGACCCAGCGGCCCTCGTGGCGTGACTGGACCAACTGGACCTATTGGGTCCACTGGTCCTCAGGGTACTGACATCCACCTTGTGGGCTCTGTTGATAACCCTAGCCTTTTGCCTACTTTAAGCAACAGCCCTAACGATGCTTACATTGTTGACTCAGATGGAGACCTTTACGTCTGGTCTGTAATGAATGGTTGGGTAAGTGCTGGGCAGATTGTTGGCCCTCAAGGTGAGCTGGGACCTACTGGCCCTACTGGCCCTATCGGTGAAGACTCTCTTGTTCCTGGACCTACTGGACCCACTGGCCCCCTAGGACCTACTGGACCTACTGGCTCAACTGGTGCCGCATCTCAGGTCACAGGCCCTACAGGACCCACTGGCCCAACTGGCCCAACTGGTGCCACGGGTGAGGCTATTGACATTCTGGGTAGCGTTGCTACCTCAGCTAATCTTCCTAATACAGGAAACACCTTTAATGACGGTTGGATTGTCACTAATACTGGTGACCTCTGGAAGTATGACGGAGCGGCATTTATCAATGTTGGCCGCTTTGTGGGACCTACAGGTCCCACGGGTCCAACAGGACCTACTGGAGCCGATTCCTTTGTAACAGGCCCTACAGGTCCAACAGGTCCGACTGGACCTATCGGTGCAGACTCGTTTGTTACAGGTCCCCTTGGTTCAACAGGACCTTACGGACCCACTGGACCAACAGGTGCTCAAGGAGCTTTCTTCTCAGGCCCCGTAGAGCCTACAGGTGTATTCCCTAATGGAACAGCTTGGTTTAACACTGACAATGCCAAAACTTACATCTACTATGAAGGGGTGTTTGTAGAGGTATCGGGGCAAGTTGGACCGACTGGACCTCAGGGTTCACAGGGCTCTATTTCACTGAGTCAGTCTTGGTGGCTGGGTGTATAATTCTTATAGTCTTTTATATTTAGAAAGCGGTAAACTATGCCAGGATTTCTAGGCGGCGGCGGTTCTTCAGGCGGTGCAGGTGGAGAAATACGCTTCCCTAAAGAGTTTATTGACCCAGTAACTAAACTCAGGGTATCTAACCCTGAGAACCTCATTGATACTGACTTTGAGTATGGTCTACAGCCAACTAAGTGGGAAACTGTTGAGCTAATCAACAATACCCCGTCATTCTTCTCTAAGTCTGGTGACACCACCATTCCTGGAATCGTGTCTGTAACTACCAACGCAGGAACTCGTGAAATTACAGTAAGTACAGCTCTTGAGCACGGCCTCGCTGTCGGTATTCCTATTCAGGTTACTGGTACTAAGTCAGTTACAGCAGATGGCTCTTACATCATTAACTCTATTCCAGACGTTACTACCTTCACTTATCTGTGTAGAGACAATCAAGTTGATACTGCCGCTATTGAAGACTTGTACACCTCTATCATTACTGGTGAATTCTTCCAAGGCTCTCAGCTTCGCATCTCTGACTCCGATGGAATTGTTACAGACGATGAGTCTATTTCTGAATTAACTGTTACTACTGAGTCCACACACGGCTTTCTTGTAAAGACTCCGTTCTACTTCTTGAACTTGAACTCCACTATCTCACAAGAGTTCCCTTCTGCAAACACTACTACTAGGGCTTTTGACGCGTCTAACTCTGCTACAGCGCAGACTTTTGATGGCTCTAATACTTTGTCTTCAGTCTCTATTGACTTTTCTAACAGTGCAGTAGTCGGTGGCGCAACTAGCGCTATTTCTACTACTGACCCTGCTAATGACACTATTACAGTTACGCATGGTGCTGAAAACTTCTCGGGCCTAGCACTGGGTGCGCCATTATACTACGACGTTCTATCTGCTTCTGGCTTCTTTGCAGCTAACCCTCGTGGAGTTGTATTCCTAAAAAGCACTGACGGTAACGGCCCATCTGTATCTTCTTTCTCAGTCAGTGAAGTTCCAGACGGACCTGTAATTGACATCACTGGAAACTTGTCTGGAACCTTCCAGCAAGCCAACCAAGCGCGTACCTTTGCAGGTAACAACGTAAGCCCAACCACTGAACAAACAGTTACCCTTATTAATGACTCTGCCCAAGAATTTGATGGCGATAATGCCGACGGAACCATCGGTACAGTAATCGCTAACGGCTACAGCGGTTCAAACATTACTATGGAGTCCTCTGTTGAGCTTAACTGGTACTTTGGCACTATGGTGCTGTACTCTACTGACGGCACTGCTGCTACTGGACTTGTCAACGAGACTACCTACTTTGTAGATGCGTATTTCCGTCAGGGCTCCACTAACTTCTACAGCATAACTTTGCGCCCACTACCTGCAGGCTCAGTTATCTCTGGGCTATCTGGTGGAAGCGGTACTCAAACATTTAAGCAAATAGGCATCTCTCTAGATAAAGATATTATTCACCTTAAAGACAATGGCTTCCAAGTAAATGACATGCTTAAGTACACCTACCCTGTTGGGGGCAACTTTGGCTCAGACCAAGTAAAGAACTTCTACTTTATACAAACTAGGTATGACCAGCACAATTTTACTCTTACTCACACTCTAGGTGAAGTGACTCCTACTACCCAGAACCGCACAGGAGCTGACGCAGGCACGGCAATTACGCCTACTACAGTTAACACGGTCGGCTTTACAGCCCCACTAAGCTGGGCAGTAATCAGTGGAACGCTTCCACCTGGCTTGACCCTGAACACCTCTACTGGAGTCATCTCAGGAACGCCAAGTGATGTACAAGCTCAGGCAGACGTAATAATTCGTGTTACGGACGCTGCTGGCGCGACTGGTCAACAGACCATTACCTTCCAGTTCAACCAGCCGCCCGAGCTTTATATCTTTAGCTCTGCAACGTTTACTACTGGCGGGGTTTCAGGCAGAGACGGCCCGAACGTCAGCCAAGCTCGTAGCGGTGTTGGTAACCCCTCATGGGCAAGTCAGTACTTAAACATGAACCAAAACGGCGTTCAGCTTTGGACAGTACCTAAAAACGGCACTTATAGGATAGGCGCTTATGGCGCTGGGGGAGGCACGTCAACCCGCTATGGCCAGAGAGGTGGCTACGGAGCCTACTCCAGAGGCGATATCACTCTTACGCAAGGGCAAGTTTTGAAGATTGTCGTTGGTCAGAGGGGCGGGAGTGAGCGCTATGACGGTGGCGGTGGCGGTGCTTCTTATGTCTCTACCAGTGACAACAGCCCACTTATTGTTGGAGGCGCAGGTGGCGGTGGAAGCGCAAGCGACCAGAGTTATAAAGAAGCCAGAACTTCCCAAGGCACTAATAACCAATATGGAAGCCCACAAACTGGGTACGGTGGCACCAACTACAACAGCACTCCAGGTGGCGGTGGAGGATTCTATGGTGATGGGGCAGGGAGTTGGAGAGGCATCGGCTTTACTAACGGGTCTAGGGGTGGCTCAGGTACAAGTGGAGGCTACGGAGGCTTCGGAGGCGGCGGCGGCGGTGGACAGACCAACGGAGCTGGAGGTGGCGGAGGCTACACAGGTGGAAACGCATCGCCATGGTCAAACGCAGCTGCGGGTGGCGGCTCTTACGTTTCAGGGTCGAATCAGAACCAACAAGCCCAGTACAGCAGCGGCGATGGCCAAGTTAGCATCCAACGGTTATGACAATCACTTTAGCACTAACAGAAGTTTTATTATTTATTAGTAAAGTCAAGGAGAAAACAAATGGCTATTAACATAAGTACCATAGGTGCTACAGGCACTCACTCCTTTGCTAGAGTAAATGTAGACACTGATGAAGACTTTATCTACTTTAAAGGCTCTGGAGAGACTATCCCAGATGCCTTTGTTCCTGGTACTACTTTTATCTATCAGCCTGGTGTTGGTAACTTGGGCGGCCTTGATGGGGGCGCACTTGTATACGTGACTACTACTAACCAAAAGAAGCTGACTTTTAGCGCATCTTCAGGTGGAGCAGCTGTTGACTTTAGTGGTACTACTGCTGGTGGTATTAACTTTAACCTACCTGTGCTATTTGACCAAAAGCTCAACATTGACGCTTCTACTGCAGACAAGCAAGCCGTTAAGTATTACACCAATGAAACTCCTATTACAGGGTTGACTAGTGGTTCGACTTACTTCTTAAAGAACGTGTCTATTTCTAGCTTTGCTGGTACTCAGGCTCTTTACTCTTTTACTAACCACACTTTTAATACTGCAGGTCTAACTGGACGTGTAGGACCCACTATTTCTCAGCTACGCTCCTCTTATACTGGAGCAACTGCATGGTCAACTACCTTCCTTAGTCAAGGTACTTGGCAGGGTTACCAAGACTGGACTGTTCCAGTTTCTGGTGTTTATGAGTTCAACGTTTCAGGGGCCGCTGGATGGAACGGTACTGGTGCAGGAACAACTGGTAGAGGAGCCGTGGTTAGGGGCCGAATACCTCTGACAAAAGGTGAGATAATCACTATTATTGCAGGCCAACGAGGTGAGACACCAAACTCGGGTACCGTTGCTGGTGGCTCTGGTGGTGGCTCGTTTGTCGTTCGTAAGACTGGTAATGAGCCACTATTCATTGCTGGAGGAGGCTCTGGTGAACCTAACACAGGTGTCGGTCAAGATGGCGCTCTGACTTTTCTTGGAGGATTGTCTCAGACTAACCAGATAGCTAACTTCTCTGCTGGACAAGGTGGTCTTGCCTCTGGAGGTTGGTCTGCAGGTGGTGGTGGGTTCTTCTCAAATGGTACTGACGGCACTACCTCTACAACTGGTCGTGGCTTCCTAAACTCTCAAGCTGGTGGAAACTTCTTTAATGGCTTAACTATGACTGCAAACAGCCGTAATGGTGGAGCTGGTGGTTTCGGTGGAGGCTCACAAGCTGACGGAAACATAGCTAACCAATCTGGTGGTGGTGGTGGTTATTCAGGGGGTGCTGGTGCCCGCAGTAACCAACCTAACCGCGGTGGCGGTGGTGGTGGTAGCTTCCTAGTAAGCACTGCAACTAACGTAGGAACTTCTAACGGTTCTTTTGAGGGCATTAACACTTTTAACTCTGCAGGTATCGCTAACTTGAATTCTTGGAATACTGGAGAAGGCTCTATCGGAGTGACTCTAGTAAACTCCTTTACAACGGGTAACGAGGTCTACCCAACAGCCCTAGATGCTGAAAACGGTACGAATAAGATTGCTGTCGCTTCAGCAGGTAGCTCTTTCCACTCATTTGTACCAATCACTCTGGACCTTCAAAACAACCAGATTCACAGCACCCAGCCGCACACGTTGACTAGTGGCACTGCTGTAACCTTTAGCTTCGGGAATACTCCTCCAGGCAACCTCCAGTCTAATGCAGTGTACTACGCTCAGTTTGTAGACACATTTACTTATAGCTTAAGTAGCACTCCTGGACCTTCATTCTCAACTATTAACTTCACCACGCCTTCAAAGCGTAGCTTGGGTACATCAGACGCTATCCGTCGTATTGTAGTGAACACTTCTACTGACACTTTGACTATTAATAACCACGGATTTGAGGTTGACCAGCCAGTTCAGTACACCCCAGGTGATGGTACCTCGATTAATCCTTTACAGGATTCGGCAACCTACTACATCTCTGAGGTAATAGACGCAAACCGAATTAAGTTAAAAGTTGCCTTGAACGCTCCAACCCCAATTGATTTTGTCTCAGCAGGTACTGGTACTAGTCACAGCTTTATCTTCGTAACAGTTAACTTGCTTGAAAACACTCTGTATCTTCCTAACCACAGCCTTATTTCTGGCCAGTCAGTAAGGTATGAAAATGGTGGAGGAACTACCATTGCAGGTCTAGCGAGCGGCTCTACCTACTTTGTAGTCAGGGAAAACGCCAGCATCATTAAGTTAGCGTCTAATAAAGCTCTAACAAACATTGTTGACTTGACAGACGTGGGAACAGGTACCCAATCGCTAGTTATTCTATCAATTGATTTTGCGACGAATACCATCACTCTACCTCAGCACGGTTATTTGACAAAAGAACTGGTTGAATATGACTCAAAGGGCCAGCAGGTTATTGGGGGACTAACTACAGCTACTCCTTACTACGTAATTTCCCTAGACGGCGATAACATCAAGCTAGCCACTAGCGTCCAAAATGCTCTTGAAGGTATCGCAATTGACCTTGTGGATTCACCAGCTGGTGTTGGAATTCACTCCCTAAAGTCACTTACTCAGACCCCAGATGGTATTTACGACATTACCTCAGTACCTACTCCGACTACATTCACCGTTGCAGCTAAGGGCAGGGTTTCCTCTATTGAGAAAATCTTTAACCCACGCTCGGCCCTGGACTTGAACCTAGATTCTATAAAGCTTCCTTCTCACGGATTTGTAACAGGAACCAGAGTTACCTACAATGCAGGTGGTACAGGGACTACTATTACAGGGCTTACCTCTGGCGTAGCCTACTTTGTAGTAGTACTAAACCGCGACTATCTCAAGTTAGCCACAAACGCGGATAACGCTAGTGCTGGTATCACGCTGGGCCTAGACGACTTTGGTACTGGCGTTGAGCACACTTTCACCACTGCTCAGATTAATGGAAACATTACTGGTGGTGGAAATGTCTCTGTGCAGGCAGGGTCAGTTCTTGTAAATGGTGAAGGTACCTCTTTCTCTAAAATTCTTAAAGTTGGAGACCGCTTCCGTTTGTTCCCAGCTAACGTTGAGAATAAGCTAACTTTTGCTGCTGCGGATGTAAACGCCACCACCAACGTAATCAATAAAACCCACACTTATGAGACAGGTGACACTGTTGTCTTCAATGCAAACGGTGGCGTGCCTCCTACGCCTTTGATTGAAGGTTATTACTACTTTGTAAGGAATATCTCTGAGACCCAGCTCTCGCTCCACGGCTCGTTTGATGACGCTGTAGCGAACACTGGCCTTGTAGACTTTAGCTCTCAGGGTACTGGTACTGCGTTTACTTTGACATGGACTCTTCCAGTAAGCCCTATCATTCGTCGTATTACAGCGGTCGGTTCTGATACTCAGGTGACTGTAGACCGTCCATACGCTAACGCTTTTACAGATGCTAGCTACTCTTTCCCAACCTTCTTGTATGTACGTCCACAAGGGTACTCCCTACACCGTCCGTTTGATGGTGGTGTTGAGATGTCTGCTGGTGCAGAGACTTCTTTGGCGCAGATTGTGCGCCAAACTCGTAAGTACTTCCGTTACCAATCAGGTAAGGGTATCCAGACTTCAGCTGGTATAAACTTCAAGCCTTCAATTGACCTTGAATCAATGATTCAAGTCTCTCCAATCACCATAGAGGCTAAGACTCGCCGACCACATGGTTTGGGAGCTGGTTTGTTTGTAGTTATAAGTCAAGCTACTGACTCTACTGGACAAGCTAGCTCTGTGTTTAATGGGCGTTTCCAGGTAACTGTGGTGGACTTAACTACCTTTAGAATCACCGCTTCGGAGACAATAGTCGAAAACCGTGCCTATGGATTCCCTCAGTTCTTTGTGGAGTCGTGGAGCAACGGCGCAGTTCGTTCAGGAATGTTTGACTTCCAGAATGGTGCCTTCTACGAATACGACGGTCAAAAGCTATATGCCGTTCGCCGCTCTTCCACTCAGCAGATAGCAGGAACTGCAGCTTGTTTGCAAGGGTCTGAGCTTGTATTTGGTACTAATACCCAATTTACTGCTCAGCTTGCAGTAGGTGACTACATTGTTATGCGTGGACAGTCCTATCGTATCGTTGAGATTCAGTCGGACACTCGCCTCGCTATCCGCCCAGAGTACAAGGGTTCTTCAGGAATTGAGAAAGAGTTCGACCCAGGCAATGGAACCACTGGAGTGGTGCGTCTAGCTACTGACATCTTCCAAATAACTGGACACGGTTTTGCTGATAACTTGCCTGTTGTCTACAACGCAATTGACGGTGAGCAAATTGGGGGTCTGATTAACGGACGTACTTACTACATTGAACTGACTGATAACAACAGTTTCCAGCTAAAAGCTGGTCCTAACTCAGCCTCTGTAGTTAGCCTATCTAGCGTAGGAACCACCAGTGTTCACTCGTTCACTCCTGCTAAAGCGGGTATCATCATCACTAAGACGGTTGATACTAGAGTAGCTCAGGAAGACTTTAACATTGACCCACTAGATGGCACGGGTGTCACAGGCTACAATCTTGACCTATCTCGTATCCAGATGGTCTACATGGACTACTCTTGGTATGGTGCTGGTAAGATTCGTTTCGGATTCAAAACTACTGATGGTCAAGTACAGTACACCCACGAGTTTATCCACAACAACCAGTTGTACGAGTCCTACTTCCGTTCAGGTAACTTGCCTGCTCGCTACGAAGTAATTACTTACAATAACCCTACCTACATCCCATTCTTGTTCCACTGGGGTACCTCAGTAATGATGGACGGTGGATTTGATGATGATAACGCCTACAAGTTTACATCAACGTCTCAAGCGCTCCAGGTCACTGGTACCACTGAGAAGTCATTCTCATCCTCAGCTCTTGACGTAGCCACAAATCTAATAACCATACCTTCACACGGGTTTGCTAACGGCGATTCACTGCAGTTTGAGGGTATCGCTACTAGCGGTCTACGTGGTCAGGAAACTCAGAACCCTGCTTTGAGCGTAAGTGTTACTGCTTATAATCCAGATAATAACCTAGACAACGCGGCTGTTTATACTGCCTTTGCGGCTAGCGCTAATACTCTTGGGCTATTTGCCCCTACTTCTGGTATTGGTGCTGCTACAGGGGTCACCGTCTCTACGGTAGCTCAGTCAACTACTGTGGCTACTATAGTCACTAGCGGTGTCCACAACTTAACAAGTGGGCAGACTGTCAGGTTAACAGGCATTACTCAGCTAGGTTCTGTAAAAGAAGTATATGGGAATGCAACTGTCACAAACACAACCACTTTTACTATAGTCGTCCCAACTACTGCCACTATCAGCGCATTATCTGACACTGGAGCAAGGGTATACCGAGCTCTGGACTTTACTACTCAAGGTAATAGCCAGTACACCTACTTCCTGTACCCAGAAGGTGCACTAAATAACACCTCAGGGCCAAACTATCAGCCACTTATCTCAATCCGATTGAGCCCTTCAGTGTCCTCTGGTTTGACGGGTAAACTAGGTGACCGAGACGTGCTAAACCGAATGCAACTTAGATTGCAGGAAATTGGTATTTCAAGTACCCAGTTGGTAGATGTAAAGGTTCTCTTGAATGGCCGTCTAAACAACTTGAACTTCCAAGGTGTTGATTCCCCGTCACTAACACAGGTTGTTGAGCACACTGCAGCAGACACCGTTTCTGGTGGAGTTCAGGTCTACAACTTCCGTGCTTCTGGTGGAACTGCTGGTGCTGAGCTATCTACCACAGTAGATGTCTCCTCATTGTTTGAGTTATCTAACTCTATTCTAGGTGGAGACTCTGTATTCCCAGATGGGCCCGACATTCTTACAATTGCGGTATCTCGTCTAACAGGAAGTGGCACGTTGACATCAGCCAAGATGTCCTGGTCCGAAGCTCAAGCGTAGGAGAAAACATGGGAGTCTCAAGACTGGGAACAGTAACACCCGTTGCCAATGGTCCCTCAGTGCTGGCAAGCTTTGCGGGAGCGCACCTTATCTCCGTATTAGCTGCCAACACAACCCTCGCAACTACACCCGAATTAAAAGCTAACATCTGGGTTGTCCCTCAGGGAGCAACTACTGAAAACCAGTATGTCTACATCGCTAAGAACCTCTCAATTGATGTTGGGCAAGCTTTTGAGACCTTTAGATTTGCAGTCAACGCTGGAGACGCGGTCTTCGTTCAGGCTACTACCAATAGCTGTTCGTTTACTTGCACAGGCATCCCTCAGTCGGACTCTGTTCTTCCTGAAAACTTGTCGCAGACCTTCTCTAATAAGACAATTCTTGGGAATGTAAACACTATTTACTTAGAGAAGGGCACTACTGCTGAGCGGTTTCTTGAGGCAGAGATAGGTTACACGAGGTTTAATACAGAGATTAACCGCTTAGAGTCTTTGACTTCTAACGGATGGGCATTTGCTGGGGCTGGAATTGACGGAGATACAGGTCCTGAAGGCCCTAGAGGAATCGTTGGCCCCGCTGGAGCGCAAGGTGCAACTGGCCCTCAGGCAACCTCTGTGGTTATGAAGGGGCTATCTGCGACTGTCGCAGCCCTGCCTGCTACTGGAAACACTGTTAATGATGGCAGGTATGTCACTGACACTGGCAGCGTGTACGTCTGGTCAGGAACTGCTTGGTTTAATGCGGGGGCAATTCAGGGTCCTACTGGCCCTCAAGGCTCTCAGGGTAACATTGGATTTGATGGACCCCAAGGCCCCACTGGCCCTACTGGTGCTCAAGGAATTACGGGACCTCTAGGTCTCGAAGGACCAACTGGTCCTGCCGTTACTAGCATAGTATCTTCAGCTGTAAGCACTATCACTACTGACATTAACAGTGCGTTTACCCTTAGAACGGCAGACGCTAACGGTGTAGTCAGGTCTATCTCCGCCTCTGGAATCACTGTGACTGTCCCTAACATCTTGGGAGATGGTCAGCGAGTAGATGTTGTTCAGGCGGGTAATGGGCAGGTTACTTTTGCGGGAAACAACATCAGTATCGAGTCTAAAAACGGATTTAACAGAACTAACGGGCTGTATTCTAGAGCTACTCTCATGAACATCAACGGTTCATACTACTTGTTTGGAGACATAATCTAATGGCAGTACGTCGTATAGGCTCCGCTACAACTGAAGCTAACACAGAGCTTCTTCTAGCTTCTGCAGGCAACACAGGTATTTCATCTGTTCTAGCTGCTAATCTCAGTGGCGTAGACGCGTTTGTTAGCATCTGGGTAAAGCCTGGAGGCGCTGTAACTGAGGACTTTTATGCTTACGTAGCCGCTAACATTTCTCTAGGTGCTGGTCAGACCTTTGAGACTTTCCGATTTGCCTTAGAAGAAGGTGATGAGCTTCTCGTCTCTTCTACGGTAGGAGACGTGAACTTTAGCGCTACTCTGGTATACGAAACAGCTGGAAGCACTAACGTGTCTGTAGCCCCTATACAGCCAAACGCTCGTCAAGTGGGAGACATCTGGCTAAATAGTGCTAACGATGCTTTTGCTATATGGACAGGCTCAGCTTGGGCGTACGTAGCAGAGGCAACGCCTGCTGGTCCCCAAGGCCCTACTGGCCCTTCTGGTACACAAGGAACTCAGGGAATCAATGCGGTAGGATTCCAGCTGCTGGGAACTGTCGCCACAGTTTCTGCTCTCCCTGAATTTGGCGACACTGTAAACGACGCGTATTACATTGCTGCCACGGGAGACATCTTTGTCTGGCTAGACACTGGCTGGTCAAACATCGGCCCCATCATCGGCCCTACTGGCCCACAAGCTTTGAACTTCAGCATACTTGGAGGGGTTACTTCCTCTACAGACCTTCCAGCTACAGTTGAATTAGGCGATAGTGAATTAGGCAACCCCGCTTATTTTGTGGCTGATGAAGCTTCTTTGTATGCTTGGAATGGGACTATCTGGGTAAATGTAGGCGCTATCTTTGGCCCTACAGGCCCTATTGGCTCTACAGGTCCAACAGGACCTACTGGCCCCACTGGATATGCCTTTACTCTACTAGGATTTATTAATGACTACTCGGAATTAGCAGCGTTAACCCCTGCAGAGGGGGACGCTTACTTTGCAGTCAACGGGTACTCTTTAGGAGGAGCGCCTCCCTTCGACGTAGACGTCACCCTCTACCCAGCTGGGGTGTACCTTTACCTTGATACAGAGTGGATTAACATCCCAACTATTTCTGGTGCTCAAGGACCTACTGGACCTGTTGGACAGCAAGGACCTCTTGGACCTACTGGCTCTACGGGTGCGGCCTCCACCGTAGAAGGGCCTACTGGACCTACGGGACCTACAGGACCTGATGGGCCTGATGGACCTACGGGTCCTGCACAAGGCTACTTTGTTTCGGATACACCGCCTGCTTCTGCTGAAGAAGGCGACGGCTGGTTTGACTCTTCAGTCAGTCGTCTGTATGTCTATTACGATGGCTACTGGGTGGAGAGCACTTCTAACCTAGTCGGTCCTACAGGACCTTCAGGCGGACCTACGGGACCCACAGGAGCCGCTGGAGCGGACTCAAACGTCATTGGGCCTACAGGACCTGACGGTGCAGTAGGGCCTACAGGAGCTGACGGTGCTGACGGTGCTGACTCGACTGTGGTTGGGCCTACAGGAGCTGACGGCGCTGTCGGGCCGACGGGGGCTGATGGGGCTGACTCAACCGTAGCGGGTCCTGCAGGAGCTGATGGAGCTGATGGAGCTGATGGAGCTGATGGAGCTGATGGAGCTGATGGACTTACTATTATTGAAAACTTTCAGGTAACTAACAACGGGGCATCTGCTTACACTATAGACGGCAGCGATAACCCCACGTTAACCCTAGTTCGCGGTAACACTTACTTCTTTACTGTAAACGCTTCTGGTCACCCATTTTGGATTCAGACCACTGGGGCGGGATACTCTGCAGGAGACGTATACAACACTGGAGTTACTAACAACGGTGACGACGTAGGCGGAATTCAGTTTACGATAGACGCTGCCGCTCCCAGCACTTTGTACTATCAATGCCAGTACCACTCAGCAATGGTAGGCACTATCAATGTCATCGGATAACCCAACACAAACAAGAGTAGAGGCATAAATGGCTATAGATTTTCCTAACTCTCCTGCACTAGATGAGGAGTTTACTTCAGGTAGCCGAACTTGGGTATGGACAGGGGCTGTATGGAACACTGTAGAAACAGCACTAGTCCTAGGTCCGACTGGACCTGAAGGACCTTTAGGACCTACTGGCCCAACAGGGTTCCCAACTGGAGGAACTGCTGGGCAAATTATCGTAAAAGCCAGCGGTACTGACTACGACACCGCTTGGGATAACGGAATACCTGAGTACGATGTTTATGAGTCAGGAACTACTCACACTGTTGTGGGTAGCGCTTACCTTCAATTCACTACTTCAGGAGCTGTTGCGTTAGAAGCACAAATAGTTACTACGACTTCTTCTGCATGTGAGATTGCGTTTAATGGGTACGCCATTAATACAGGTAACAATAACTCCTACGTAAAGATTGTTAGGTTTGACGGCTCTACCTCTGTCGATGTATATGAGAACTATGTAGACCCTTCTCAGGCTCTTACTCTTAGCGTCATTGATACTCACGGCCTAGCTTCTGGGACAACAGTTACCTACAGAATCTTTGGGCGTTCATCTGCCGCAGGAAACGTTACTCTAGGTCAAGTAGGAGACATTCATCTCTGGGTTAAGGAACTAAATTGATAATTAATCGCCAGCTCCCTAAGGAGCAATGGGACAAATGCAAGTTCTGCGGCTCTATTCGTAAAGAGCGAAATGGAACTTCAGGAGCCCCTACATGCTTTAGACAGGGATGCCCAGGGCAGCACACCCGCAGCGGTGTCCCTCTAACTGATGAAGAGCGCAATAAATAATAGGCTATAAAACATAACGGAGCATTACATGAAGATAGCAGTATACACAGTCGCACTAAATGAAGAACAGTTTGTAGAGCCATGGTTTGAGTCTGCTAAAGAAGCAGACTACTTACTGATTGCGGATACTGGGTCCCAAGATGGGACTATAGAAAAAGCTAAAGCACTTGGTATCAATGTGGTATCAATAGGTATTAAGCCTTGGCGATTTGATGATGCACGCAATGCTTCTCTCGCGGCTATCCCTCTAGATGTAGACATCTGTGTTGCTTTAGACATGGACGAAGTTTTAGTCCCAGGATGGCGCAAAGAGCTAGAGAGTATTAGGCCTGAAACTACTCGTCCTAGATACCAGTACACCTGGTCATGGGCAGGAGAAAAGCCAGGGCTAGTATACGGTGGCGATAAGATTCACAGACGTCAGGGGTACAGGTGGAAGCACCCAGTACACGAAGTAATCGTTAGTGACCGCTTAGCTGAGGTTCAAGAGTGGATTAAGTTAGAGATACACCACCACCCAGATAACTCAAAGCCTAGGTCTCAGTACTTCCCTT